ATGAAAAACATACAAACACACAGTATGATATAGTATTTCAAACCAGATTTGATGCAGCACCGGTAAGACCCCTGACTAAGGATATATTTGAGGATAGAGATTGTTTATATACAAATCATTTTGGATCAGCTAGAGGTGGAGTAAGCATCAACGATTATGCAACAGCAGGAAGTCCGGAGGTTATAAATCTGTGGTGTTCATTTGAAGAGTTTTTCATTGAAGGTATTAATTCTCCAATTGAATCACATGAACATCTTTGGAAGATACTTAATCAACATACACTGTATAAACAATTCCTTTATAAGAACCGTTGTCCCGTTTCTGGTTACCGCCTGGGAACCGTCCTCATACGAAATGATGGAAGTATTGAAGGTTCAGGTGTTAATGTAGAATGTCTTAAAAGAACGATGTGTGGTGAGTAAGGATAATATTCATACTATTTATTAACGTATAAAATCCAAGGATGGATTTTGTCATCAACCCAGGAGGGAAGATATGTTAGAATATTTAGTAGATAAAGTAAAGTTTGCAGAACTCTCAGAAGAGACACAGAAACTTTACACAGAGGTCAAAGATGAACCAGGGTCATATCAACTAGAAGTCGCAGGATTTAAATCAGAAGATGTTTCCGGACTGAAAGCTAATGCTCAACGTATTAAAGATGAAAAAAGAGAATTAGCAGAAAAGTTGAAAGAGTATGATGGTATTGATGTCGAAGAATTTACACGACTCAAAGATGCTGAAGTTAAGGCTCAAGAAAAGGCTTTAAAAGATTCCGGAGATTATAGTAAATTAACGGAACAACTTAATAAAGCTCATTCTGAAGAATTGACCAAATCAAAACTCAGGATTGAAAAATTGGAAAAGGATTTTCAAAATCAATCAATAAACGGTTCAGCGATCTCAGCAATAAGTGAAGCTGATGGAAATTCAAAACTTTTACTACCTTTAGTTAAAAATCAATTAAAGATGGTGGAATCAGACGGCGTATCATACGTCGTTGTCACAGATGAAGTAGGCGAACCACGTTTAGCTAAAGACGCTAAGACCGCCACTGACTATATGCCAGTTGGGGAGTTACTTACAGAAATGAAAGGTAACGATGATTATGCAGGAGCATTCAAGGGGTCGGGAGCATCAGGTGGCGGATCACGAAATAGCCAACAATTTAAAGGTGGTGGCAAGATTCAAGTGAGTAGAAATGATCCATTAGCGTTAGGAACACATGCTGCAGAAATAGCAGCAGGGAAAGTTGAACTAATAGATTAATGAAAACAAATTTAAACAGAGGAAAATTATATGGCTAATACCCTTTCAGATGTCACCATTGCGATGTTGGCAGCTGCACAACCAATTTTAAGAAAAAACACCGTTCTTGCTCGATTGTTTAATACATCGACTGCTGATGGTGTCGCCGCACAGAAGGGGGACACAATTTCTGTCCCAAGAGTTTCAGTTGGAGCGGTTCAAGACGTAACTCCTGCAACAACTCCGCAGGCTAATAACGCATTGACGGCCGCAACCACGGACATTTCTCTTAACCAACACAAATTCAACGGATTTACTATCACTGATAAAGAATTCTCTGAATTTACGGATAACGGAATTGTTCCTAAAGCATTGACTGCTACAATAGCAAGTCTCGCTCACACCATTGACTCTTACATTCTTGATAGCATCGCTCGTTCGGGTGGAGTTTATAATTATGTAAACGTTGCTGGTTCAACTCCATTTGCATACAACGTTTCAGGATCATTGAGAGATGCAGCTAATGCAAGTAAAAAGCTTAGCAAAGCTCTTACTTCTGAAGCTTTTACTCCCGCTCCATTGGAAGGTCGTCATATTGTTCTCGGCACTAGTGCAGAAGCAAATGCTGTAATGATTGACAATCTACTTGACGCTTCCAAACGAGATAGTGATATCACGATTCGTGAAGCATCTCTAGGTAGAGCACTTGGGTTTGATTGGCACGTTGATCAATCTCTTGATACCACACTCGGTAGTTCAAGTCTTTCAACGATGGTTAACTTGGCAACAGATAGTTCTTCAGCGGCAAACGTTGCTGTTGGTTCTAACGCTTGTTTGCTTAGTTCTGGAACACTTGACGGAGCACTATTGTCCGGTTCAGTATTCTCGTTCAGTAATGATTCCGAGCAAACTTATGTTGTTACTACGGCAGCAGATTCTACAGTTGGTGATGACGGAACAGTTTCTTGTTCTTTCGAGCCTTCATTGCAGAAAGCAATTACGGCTGGAACGGAATTGGTTAATATCCAAACCGCTTTCACTCCAAACATAGCGTTTCAAGAAGATGCTGGTGTATTCGCATCACGTCCATTGAGTGGCGGAAACTTGGCTAGAGAATTAGGCGCAACAGAAGAAACTCTCTATGACCCTGTATCCGGAATCGCAATGAGAATGCAGATTACGCGCGAAAATTACCAAACGGCAGTTCGCGTTGATGTTCTTTATGGTTTCCAAATGATTAACCCTGAAAGCGCCTGCTGGATTCTCGGGTAAATCATTCACCTTAACAATATAATTTGGGCAGGGGCCTTCCAGCCCCTGTCCTTTTTTAATGGGGAAATCTAATGGACGCAGTAACTATAGACGCATCGGTAGGTGGAGCAAATTCCAATTCATTCGTCACTCGTGCTGAGGCACAGAGTTACTTTGAAGGACGATTAGGAGCAGGTAAATGGGAACCCGATTCAACGGAATTGACTGATCAAGACAGAGCATTGGTAATGTCAACTTCTCGTCTTGATATAGAGAAATTTTATGGAAATCGTGTAAGTTTGACGCAACGTTTATCTTGGCCCCGTTCGGGTATAGTAATTGACGGTGTAGCAGTAGCACAGACGGCCCTACCTAGACAACTTAAAGAGGCTTGTTTTGAACTTGCACTTGCATATCTACAAAATCCATCAACAGCAGACAACTCAGACTTGGATGATTTCGAGTCCATTGCAATAGATGGAATCAGTCTTAAACCCCGGTCATCCACACGTGCCGATAAATTGCCTGATAAAGTGAATTCATTGTTAGTAGAAATTGCTGAAGTATCGGTTGGCACATCGGGAAACATTAATATTACGAGGGCTTAGGATGTCAATCGCTAAATCTGTAAATCAAGCAATCAAAGCAGTTGGTAATATTGTTGGTGAGGAAATAATTTATACTCGTCGTTTACAAAACGATGATTCATATGATGTCACCACTGGTAAGAGAACAGAAAATACAGCGGATACATATACATTTGATGCAACACCAACTCAAATGACTAAGCAGGATATAGTTGATGGAGCTTCTTCAGACCATCTTATTTTGATCATTCCCAACTTTGGTGACTTCGTGCCAAATCGACAGGATGAAATAACATTCAGAGATCAAATCTTTAAGATCGTCAATTTCAAAACTTATAGAATTCACGGCGAGGACTGTGGCTTCAGACTATTCTTGGCAGCATAATGGCTAGATTAACATTGACACAGGCAAGGAAGAAAGTTCAAGACAACGTTCTCACAGCTTATCAAGAAACAGTTAAAAAATCCTCAGAGGATATGATACTGAACACTCCTGTTGATAGTGGAAAAGCTAGAGGAAATTGGAATACAAGATTAAATTCTTCTGATACTTATATTAATGAGTCAGCACGTGATCCGTCCGGAGCTGCGTCAATGGCTAAAAATAAAACAGTGGTTGATAGAGCAACGATTAAAGATGATATTTTCTTTACCAACAATGTCCCTTACATTCAAGTTTTAGAGAATGGTGATGTTCATCATATTCCAGCTGGTATGAGGGCAATAGCAAAAGCTAATATATTATTGCATGCAATTACAGTCGCTAGGAGAATAGTATGAGCACGATTTTAAATGATTCCAGAATAACAATTCAGAATTTAATTAAAAATGGTTGGAAAAATGCAGCTGGAAGTGTTAGAACTAAAATAGCTTGGCCTGGAGATACAATAGAACCACCGAGAGAAAAAGATAAAGGTTGGATCAGACCTACCATTCAATTTGGAACCGGAATTGTCGCAACTAAAAATGGAAGAAACACAATAGCAGGAACATTAATTTGTAATATCTTCATGCCCAAGTACCGTGGGGACGCAGAAATATATATTAAGTCAGATCATTTCCGTGATCTTTTTAATAGAGGCGAATCAGGTAATGTTAGATTCGGCGTTCCATCTGGAACAGCATTAGAAACTCGACCTGAAGAGGGATGGCGGATCGGCACTATATCTATACCGTTCACAGCCGATGAAGAGATTTAAAATAGTCTTAGACTATTTATATTAAGATGGTTTCATGAATAACAAACAACACCAAAACAAACATTAAAAGAGGTAAACATTATGGCAGATCTACGAGCACAGGATTCTTCACCGTTCGTATATGATACGAAAACCGTTGGAGAAATCAAGGCGTCCAGTTTAAGTGGCTGGAGCGTTGAAATGATAGAAAACACTAGTAAAGGTTCAAACGTCAAGTCATACAGAGCTGGATTGGTTGATGTTGGAACTTGGAATTTAAGTTTGGCATTAGACCCCGCTGACGCAGCACAAGCCCAATTCTTAGGATTCTTAACCGGATCGGCAGCATCGGTCACAACTGCTAAAGCCTATTCAATGGCATTGAGTGGTTCAACGGATAGAAAGATTGTTGGATCAGGATCTGTCGCCAGTTTCGATATTGATTCCAGTGAAGGTAGTGCATTGATTACAGCAACTACAACCATTCAAAATAGTATTGCTCCAACTATCACTACGGCATAATCATGACTGATTATAGAGCACAAGATAACGCCCCATTTATTTGGGACGGCGTAAATCTCGGTGAATTAAAATCCTTATCACTTCAAGGATTCACAGTTGAGATGATAGAAAATACTAGTAAGGATGGAACGCTAGTCAAATCATACAGAGCAGGTTTAACTGAACCGGGCACTTGGAATATTGGTGTAGCTCTCGATCCAGCAGATACAGTGCAAGCTAAGTTCTTAAATGAACTCACTGGATCATCTGCCGCAGCTTCTACGTCCGGACATGGTTATCGTATGATAATTTCCGGTTCAACAACTCAGAGTAGAGTAGCAATTGGATCAGCAAGTGTAACTACATTTGATATAGATTCTCCTGAAGGTTCATCGTTGATTACAGCGAATGTAACCTTACAGAATTTGATAGCACCTGTATTTACAGCATCAATTTGGTAAGCAATAAAAGGTTATAAAGTTTAGGGGTGTTAGTAGACCCTCAATAAACAAGGTTTTAAAGGATAACTTGCGCCTGGCTACGCCTGACGCAAAAAACAGGCAGTATCAACAAGCAACAACAACGGAGGAAATGTATAATGACCAAGACCGCATTAGAGAAGCTGCTTTCTGCAGCTGCAAACAAACCCAAGAAAATTGAAATCATGACAGGAATATCATATTGGTTTACGCCTATGACTCCTGAAGATGCCATCTGGATTGAAGATCGAGTTGGTGATGCTAAGGGATCGGCTGAAGTTTGGAAACGTGCTGTAATGACGTTTATCAAAAAGGCCTGTGACAAGGATGGAAACCAGGTATTTCAACCGGGTGATCAATATGAATTGATGAAGAGCGTTCCTATTCATGTATTTACTCAATTATCTACAGCGGTCTACGGCAAATCCGTTGAAGAAGCTAAAGAAGCAATTGGTGCTGACCCAAACTTAGAAACCGCCTCGAAATAGGATCGAGGCTCGGCAAAGGTTTACAAGAAATAAATCAGTGGTCTTATGAGGAGATAAATTATTGGATAGGGTTTTTCCTTATCGTTCAAGCCGAAGAAAAAGAAGCGATTGAAAAAGCCAAGAGCCAAGAGGGAAGCAGGGAATAAACACACGTAAACAGAGGAATTTAAATGGCTGATATTATTAATTTTGGAGCCGTATTTGATTCAACAAAACTTGTCAGTGGTGCTAAGAAAGGTGACACCGCTCTTAAGAATTTAGATAAGCAACAGAAGCAAA